CTGGTGAGAATGGGCGTAAGCAATCTTCTTAGCTAGCAGGGCAGCCTCAAGTGGCTCGACCTCTTGGTCAAGCATCCAGTAGGTGTGCCATCTCTTGTCGGAAGTTTGCACAGAGATGCTAGGCTCAACTAGGAAGTCCTCTGGCTGGCAAGAATCAGCGTCGGCATAGATTACGTGAACGGTCTTGGCGTTCTCTTTAATGCGACGCGGTGCGTTGAATAGAATCGGGGAGAAGTAGACATCCTCCATAGCGTGAGCCGAGGCGAAGGCCACCATCTCATGCTTCTGCTCTGGATATTCGTAGAACTTCTGCTCGGTTAGGTCACCGCTAGAGGCGCTACGTACAACCAGCGTAGCGATGCCCGTTGCATCGCCATAAATCGCTGTCAAAAAGTCTGCTGTTTTCATTGCTCCTCCATTCTGGGTATCCTCCTATAAACTTAAGCAAGCCCTCCGCTTACTTAAACTTGTGCCCTAGCTGAGAATCGAACTCAGCAGTCCATAGAAGTGAAACGGAGGAGGGAGGAGATGGACTACTCCTGTTAGGGCTTGTAGTGGGAAACGGAACCGAAGACGTAATGGAAGATTTGGCTAATTGAAGTGGCTAGCAAAATCCCGTTTCCCACAGTCCCTAGCCGAGAGTCGAACTCGGAGCGCCATTGCTGTGCCAACCTAGGGTTTGTGTGCGTTGAACAGTCGCACCCCTGCCTTGGTTTCTTAGGAGATTACCAAGTCTCTCCATCAATTGCGGTTGCGCCCAAGGATGCAAGAACATCCTCACCGCTGGTGGCCTTATCGAAGCCACCCACCTCGTTACGAGGAGCGCCGTTAATGTCCGAGCCAACCTTGACTCGAACGCCGATGCCCTTACCAAGAAGGTCGGCGGTAGCTGGAACCTTGAAGTTACCAGCCTTTACATCGTAGCCAAGCGACTTGAAGAAGGCAGCTGCCTTCCATGCGTCGTTGCCTGCGTACAGTGGAACGTAGCTGAAGACGCGACGGTTCTCGTACTGGCCCTCAGAGATGCGGAACTGGACGTTGAAGCGTGGCTTGCCCTCGTTAGGACCAGAACGAACCTGCTCCTCCTTGATGTCAAACACAGTTGCGTTGTACGAACCAGCTGGAATCGGCTCAATAGAACCGGACTTCGACTCAAGCGACTCAGCGCTAAACGAAATGGTGTAACTCATTATTTACCTCCCTTGATTAGTGAATAGATTTTCTTCAGGCTTGGCTCCGCGATTACTGGAGGCAAGTTGAAGCGGTTCTTGGTAACCAAACGGTCAGAGGACTCCACGACTAGCACACGCTGGGCGGTGCCATCTTCCTTCTTCTGAGCGGTCAGGTAACCAATGATGTCAGGAATTCCTGGCAAGTCCTTCTTCGAACCACCCGGAATGTTTGGGACAATCTTCACTGCCCCAGTGGTCTCATCCTTCTGCTCCTCAGCGTGGGTCAGAATGATAGAGGTGAACGGAGCAGCGTGCAAGGCTCGAACCAAGTCATTGGCCCAAATCTTGAGGTCGCCCCACTTGCCGAACTTGTTACCCTTGTTCTCTGGCTTTTCGCCAAAGAACTTCTCGGCTCTGTCCATTGCCACACCGAGGGTGTCAATGATAACAGTCTTGTACTTGTGCTTGACGTTAAGCAAGTCAGAGACTACCTTGTCAAGCTTCTCGTGTGCATCAACGCTGATAACATCAACGTCCTTGAAGTCGCGGGCGATAGCAGATGCTCCGCCCTCAACGTCAATCAACAGCACAGGTGTTAGCTCAGCAAGCTCTGATGCTGAGGCGGCTAGCCAAGTCTTGCCTCGGCCCGCATCGCCGTAGATAAGAATGGTCTTTGGAGCGTTCAGTGCCTCTGCCTTGTGAATGAACTTAGCAAAGGATAGCTCTGGGAATTCGCTTCCCTTGGCGGCAGCTGGAGCTGCGTTCGGCGTTTCTGCCATAGTTATTTCCTCCTTGTTATTGATTATACCAGCCCGGACACTGAGCAGTTAAAGCACTCAGGGTGACCGGCATAAGACTCTGGATGAACTCCATTTTGTAGCTCCTCCCACAATACCACAAGTCTATTCCATAATGCAAGTGCAATAGACTCGTCGTAAGCGAATGTGTATTCTAGCACATCCGAATCACTTGTGCCATCTCTGTTGATGAATACAAGCGAAATGTTATCAATTTGTAATCCAAGCTGGGTCGCACCCCAAGCATAAAGCTGTGTCTGCCCGATGTACTTTTGCATCGTGTAGGTAGTTCCTGCATCCTGCTTAGTTCCATCGACCCATGCCTGAATCTTCTTGGTCTTTGCTCTGGTCGAAGTCTTCCAGTCTACCAAGTGGTTGATGGCTGGCAAGATTAGGTCAGGCTTGCTTGAGACTGTGCCGTAGCCGTCAATCTCACCAAGCACTAGCTTCTTCTCGACAAGCGCACCGAGCAAGCTCTCTGCATCCGACTTCTCGATAGCAGCTTCGATGGCAGAATGAATTGCCGTACCAACCCTGGCCCCTAGCCAATACTTGCTTGGCTCTGGCTCAACACCGGCCAATGCTAGCGCCAAGTGCTTGGTGCAAGGGTTGGATATCTGAGATGCTCCGACCTTCTTCTGGCCGTCACGCTCAGTCTTAGCGTTCAATAAGGAAATCGCTAATGTCTTCAACATCGAACCATTCGTAACCATTCTTGTACCTCCTCTTGGTATAGTTAACTCCACCCCAGATGCCATACTCTTGGCGACTGGCTTCTGCAAACGCACCACACTCTTTGATGAGCGGGCAGCCTTCGCATAGTGCAGCTGCCTCCTTCTTGCCAACGCCTTCTGGATTATCGAAGACATCCAGCAGACTGCGACAGGGGACTTCGGTATCCCTTAGCTTCTTTTGCAGGTCTGCATAAAGCACTGCCGAGTAGTCATCAAGGAAGGTGCTCTGTGGCATTACCGCAAGTAGAATCGGGTCTGGCTTAGTCTTAGTCTTGCCAGAGTGCTTATTCTCTTGGTACTTCTTGCGGGCATACCTTCTGCGACACTCTCGACAAACTCTGGTCTTGTCGTAAGGACGGATGAAAGTGTTCTCCTCGGTGAACTCGTGGCCTTTGGAACAGTGAGTTCCCTTGGCGCGCTTGCGTCCCCATGGATTAGACTTGTCTGCCTCTTCCCATACATACTCTGCCATTATCTATCCTCATCCATGTCGTAGTGCTTTATTCTAATCGTTGAGTAGGTTTCCTTGATGTTGCTTGACGCAACTCCAAACGCTCCCACAAACATCGCGGTGAAGAACACCATCACCTGAATCAAGATGCCACCGAGGAATGGGATGAAGAAGGCAGCTAAGATTAGCCATCCAAAAAAGTAATCCCAAGAATCGTAACTCACTTATCCTCCTTCAAACTTGCCCTCAAGTCCAGCTCTCGCTGGAGAAGGGTATCTAATTGTCCTTCATCATAAGTGTCGCGGGCTACGATGTCGTAGACCTGCACAAGCTGGCGTTGTCCACGCCTGCGAACGCGGTCAAGAACCTGCTGGTTCAGAATGTTGCTATCGCTATGGCTCAGCCATACAACTGTGCGACACGAATCCTGTAAGCCATCCACGCCCTCGGCAATCGCTGGGATTACGGCCACGATGAATCGCTTCGAACCCTTGATGAACTCCTGCTTGGCAACCTCACGCTGTGGTTGTGATGCCATACCGCTCCACTCAAATGCAGAACCATCACCATACTTGGCATTGAGTCGGTCAGTCACAATCTTAGCGTACTTCTGGCTATCTGTCAAGACCAACATTTTCTCATCTGGATTATCTTCGATAATCTCCAGTAGCGCTTGGTACTTGGTTGACACCGCATCATCTGCAAAGTAAACCTCGCCACTCTCGGTCAGGCTTGGCACTGCCAAGGTCATCTGGCGCAAGCGAATGCGGGCAGCAATAGGAACTTCTGCCACAAGCGGGTTCTCCTGCAACCATACAACCAAGTCGCGCTGGAACTTCTCATAGACCTTGCGCTGGCTTGGAACCAAGTCAACATAGCGGGTCTCGTGAACTACATCGATGTTGTAGTCTGGCTCAAGGCGAACATAGCATGGCAAGGTGTTTGCAAACGCCCCAGGAATCTTCTCGCCTAGAATCTCGACGTTAGAGAACGGGTTGTAAGCGGTGTTAGCCCAACGCTCCACCCACTTCCAGAAAGACTTCGGCACAATCTTATCGTCCGGCCATAGGAATCTGGTCACTGCCCAGAATCCTTCGAACCTGTTGCCGAATGGCGTGCCGGACATGGACAACTTGAACCCTGCCTTCAAAGTCTTGGCAACCTTGAATCCCTTGCTTGCTCTGTTCTGCATGAAGTGGCACTCGTCCACCAGCACGATGTCGGGCACGACCTTCAGCCATTCCTTGGTGCGGAAGTATTCGCGCCCGACAAAGTACCAGCCCTGTTTGCCTTCAGAGATAGACCGCATAGCTTCTCTGCCCTTGGTGCTTGAATCAATCTTGAACAAGCCGTTTGCGGTGTACTCGGTCTGCCTCTGAATCGTGTCGTGCCAACCCCAGTAGGTGTTGAGCGGTGCAATAATGAGAACCGTCTTGGCCTTTAGCCTGAGCGCAACCTCGGTTGCCATCAGGGTCTTGCCAGTTCCCATTAGGCTCGCATTTAATGCGGCCTTAGTTGGCTCTGCAACAATCTTCCGAATCGCAACCTCCTGCTTTGCATCAGGCGTTAGCTTCTCTAGCTTGGCTCTCATTATCCTCCTTGTGACATTCACAAATACAATCAACTGTGCTGGCAACTGCGTAGCAATTGCGGTGGTCATCCATCTTGCACCAACTAAAGGTGGTGTACTGCTTAGGTGGTGGTGGCTCTCTTACTATTCGCTTTGCGACTTTGACTCCTCTTTGATAAAGTCAATTACCTTTCGCATAGTTCTAATGCGTAGGTCTGCCATGTCTGCAACCACCTTGTAAGACTCAGGACGCATCCCGTCTAGGATGGTTACCTTGTCTGATATCAGCTTGACAATCCGGTCTTGCTCGTGTTGCACACCAGTGTTGAATGCCCTCTGCGCCGTAGTTGCAATCACTTCTTGCAACGCACCTGTACTTGGGTGACGTAGTTTTGCTTCATCTAGTTCGCTCATTTATAGTCCTTCCAATCCATCACTTGTGCCATCATCTAGGAACAACTCTGAATAGAGTTGCATTACTCGCTCCTCGGCAGAGCCGAAGGTCTCGAAATACTCACGCCCGTTGGTTCGCGGTGCGGTAACCCAAAGGTCATACGCATCATCGAATCCGAACTCGACTGGCTTGCCGACCTGCTCTGAGTAGAACTCGGTCAGATTGGTTGCCATCTCATTCAACTCCAGATACCTGTCATCCCGCATTGATTACCTCCTGAACTACGCCTTCTCGATATAGCACCGACTGAACCCAAAGGTCTCCGTCAACTGCAGTAATGTTTTCGCCATCCTCATCGATGGTGAATGTTGCTTCGCCGGTCTGTTGGTCTGCGCCGAAGGCTACAATCCGAACTGCTAGCTGGTCACCGTATCGGCTCACCCTCAGGGCAGATTGTGGCACAACACTGGCATCATCCACGCCCGCATCATCAATCAACTTGCGGATGGTCCCAGGGTCGGAAGAACCGTAGGCTGCACCAATCTGTCTAGCAGAATGGCCATCAACCAAAGCCAATCGAATCGCATCAATCAGCTGGTCATAGTATTCCTTGGTCTCGGCCTCGATGAATCCCTTGAGCTTCTCTTGTGCCACCCTGATGGACTCGCGGTGCTTAGCTCTAGCCTCAGTGATGGCAGATAGTCTGCCAGTATCTTGCTTTGCTACTCTTCCCATTGCTTCTCCCTTAGGTCTTCGAAATAATAAACATACTCATAACACTTTGGACAAGCGTATCGCTCATCGCAAACACCTGAGTCATCGAAGAAAGCTTCGACATCAAACTCAGTGTTGCAATCAGAACACCAAAGATTGCGGTCAAGTGTCTTGGAACTTATCCCACTGCCCATCCATGTCTGTCTCATACTACCCCTCCAAATCTACTACGATAATGTCATTCGGGTTGTGTGGTTTCTTAGTCAAGTAGTATCCGACTCGGTTGACAAAGGCTCTGCCATTGACAACAAGGGGCTGCCCCTCATCGCCGTCAACCAAAGTCCATACAAAACCAATTGGCATTGAGTTGATATAGTTCATGTCCTCGCCGTAGGTTTCATACATCCTGCCATCCTCATCCACGCCATACTGCTCGAACCACTCATGCTCGGTCAGTGTAATTGTCTCAGCCATTAGTAACTCCTCCATACTTTTAGCGTCCAAGTCTTGAGTCTATCATCTAAAGCGAAGTCTGTCAAGGCACGCTCTAGTCGCAAGAATTGCTCAGTAATCCATTCCTCATCCTCATCGCCACCATAAGCAAGTTCGCTGGCGAATATTGGGTTAGTGGCAATTCCCCTTGCCTGTAAGATGGCATCCTCTAGGTCGGTTCGGTCTAGGTTGAGTTCATACTCATCGGACTCAGGGTTGTTAGCCAAGTTCCAAAGGAATGAATCAACTGCCTGCGCCCTGTGCCAAGTTGCAATCGGGATGGTCAACTCGATGTTTGGCGTTGAGTTGTGGCGCAAGCCGATGTCTAGTGGAATGACATCCTCCAGTGCATCTCGCACCGCGCTGTAAACCCTAGTGTCAAAGGCATCCGATAGATAGTTAGTTGCTTTTAGATAAGTTGATAGTCCCATTAGTTTCCTCCAATTTTAATTTCGTATTCTGGCAGTCTGTCTACCCACTTCTGAACCCTATCAGGAACATCGCCAATTGTCAAGTAGGTTGAGAACTCTTTATTGTAGTAGCCCTCCCAGTAGGTGCGGATGGTGTCCCACTCCTCTGAGTCTAGGATGTAGGCGATAGCCTCGCGGTTCGCCTTTGCCTTCATTGCAATCTCAAGCGGTCTCCCGCTCTTCTTGCCAGTGCGGACAAAGTCGCCACCGGAAACACCAAGGCGATAAGCCTGAACAATCAGAA